TATAGTCTGCATCAGAGCTCCACGTCTTCCGCCTTGCGCGACCTCACGGCAAGTGTTTGAAAATCTTTCCATAAAGACGCCGATTCCATCTGTGGTGCCAGCCGCATTTGCAGTATTCATTCCCTTGGGACGAATCGTTGAGATGTCGAAGCCAACACCGCCGCGGCGCTTCATGATTTGAGCTTGTTCTTGATCTGCAAATAAGATACCACCATATGAATCTTCTGGAGAAGATATCACAAAGCAGTTTGAAAGTGATTGTAGCTTGTGATCGTTACCGATTGCAGACATTGGAGAGCCCTGCGGAACGACGGGACCAAGACCTCTAGATTCTTTCGCCAATTCCTCTAACGACATCACGGTTCTCTGCGAAATGTCAATATGCTCGACGTCTGCCAGCAAACAAAAGATCTCTTTTTCAGAAAGAGGGTTAGGGTACTTGGCCTCGATTCGAGCAAACTCGCGGGCAAGGCGGCGATGCATGTCAGATGGTGTCAATTCCAGTAAGCTTCCTTGCGGGTTTCGTAATGCATATTTGTCGACAAATACGCTCGCCGCAAGTTCATCTCCATTAAAATACTTTAACGATGCAGTGTATGCTTCATCCCGTGTGTATGTCATGTTTTCTCCAGATCGAGTGAAATTCAAGAATGACAGGTTAGATAACTATAACCTAAACTCAAGCAGCAGGCAACGAATCATGATCATTGTGTCCAAGTTCTTTTTGAGTATTGGAAAATTCATTTTTTAATTCTTTCCACTTGGCTCGTAACGCCTTCTTTTGAGCTGCATCATCATCAAGTTTTGTTTCTTCCATCGAACCGGCTTGGCCGGCTATCTCAAATTTGCTACGTGCTGTATCGATCTTGATTGGAAAAACTAATCCATCACGACCCGCACGATTCTTAGCAACGAACAACCGCCCCCATCCCGTAGCCTTTTCGTGCGACTTACGAGAGATAGAAATCACGACGTCCGCAACCATCGCTTTGCCGTATGCTTCTGACATGTTGCTGAGATCGACAACGTCGGCAGAAGAACCTTCTTTGTTCGATTGTGAGGCTGTCCAGATTGGAATACCTTTCTCAGAAGCAAAGCCTCGAAGCTCTTCATAAATCAATTTCAGCTCATGACGAAGAGAATCGAACTGACGAGTTGACCGCATAATATCTGCGTAGTCGATCACAATAAGGTCTGGTTTGAAACCTTTAACATCTAGCCTTTCGATGTGAGACCGCAGCGTGTAAATTGAAGCCGTGTTAGTAGGAAATTCTTTGATAATAAGTCGACCAAGCTTCATATCCTTGTACTGCGCCATGACCTCGTCCTTGCGATCAATGACTTGATTCGATTCCATGTCACAAAGGTTCGAATCGTATCGAACACCGACCGCAGTCTCAGAAAGCTCAAAGGTATAGTGCAGAACATTTTTGCCCGCCTTTAAAGCATTAGCACCGAGCATTGTGAGCAAATGAGACTTACCGACGCCAGTCGCCGCGACGACGACGCCAATCTCGCCGGCGCCGAGGCCGCCATTGAATATTTCTTTACGATCAAGTTCATCGAGGCCGGTCGCAACGCAATTACGCTGCAACCTAGTAAATCGTGCTTCGAAATCAGTAAAAAAATCATGACCAAGCGCCGGCGCGGTGCCGACGAGAACTGCTTTTCGAATAGTCTCAACGATCGACTCATATTTTTCTGCCTGCATCTGATCGACTGCATTCTCAAGGGCCGCCTTGAGAGCTTGCTTACGACAGAAATCAAGCGAACGATCTTTTACAAACTGTAAGTCTCCTGGGTCTGGGTTCGCCTTCATACGCTGCAGATATTCAATAATCTGATCTCGGAGGATAATGTCTGTACCAATCTTGAGATCTTCTTTGATTATTGTTACAAGAAGTTGCAACGTTGGAAACACCTTGTACTTTTTTGCGTAAGAAAAATAACGGTCTGCAAGGAATTGTAGATACTTCAGCTCGAAATAAGAAGAATCAAAGACTTCGAGCATTTGCTCGGCCCACTTCGAGTCGGTCAACAGAGCCTGACCAATTTTTTCTTGAAATGACTTGCCGTACGTACCGAAAGTTACCTTGGTCGTTTTATTTTCGTTTTCTAACATTTGTTTCTCTTAACTGTTTGAAGCGGCTCTATCGACACAGCTGAACGAATAAAAAAAAGTTTCAGAATCGAAGTCGCTTATGCCTTCTTTTACGAGGGTCTTGATGAAAGAGATTTTATCGAGTGTCGGTTTGAATGTATCGACCGCGTGTTGCACTCTGGAAATTTGATCTGCTGACATCATACTACCGTCCAAATGTACAAGCTTCCAATTACGTCTAAGGTCGTCTTGACATTCCAGGACGCGACGATAAATAATCGATTCTGAAGAATGTGAGTGACAAAAGTCGATGACTTCCTGCAGTATGATCTCAGAATCATTACCAAGAAACGGGAATTTAGTCGCGGCAGTCTTAAACCCAATGCCTTTTATACCTGGCACGTTGTCGCCTGGGTCTCCGCACAAAGCTTTTGCGACGGCAAAATTGTGGGTTTTGATCTTGTATTCTTCAAAAATATCGTGAGAAGAAACGACTCTCTTCTTGTGCAAATTGTATATACGAGTTGAATCATCTAAAAGTTGATACATGTCTTTGTCTGCAGAGACAATGACTTTTTCTAAGCCTCTAAATGGTCCTTTACAAAGATGAGCAACTACGTCATCGCCTTCGCAATTTGAGACATATACCTGACAAACAGGAACAAACTTGAGCATACTAAGCAATGTTAGTAACTGATATTTTTTGTTGTCTTCAGATTCCGGAATATCGTCTCCGTAAAAACGATTTAATTTTTCGGCTCGGCGGCCGAGCTTGTAATCAGGATATATGGATCTTCTACGAGAAGATCCGCCACCTTCCCAAACGACGCAGATCCTGCTCGGTTGAATCTCTCTAAGAACCCGAGACAGAGTCTTCATGAACCCAACGCAGCCTCCCATCTGGTAACCATGACTAGACATGGTTGGATAGGCGGCCCAGCTACGAAGAAATAGATTTGCTCCGTCAACGATTAAGACTGGTCTGGGTATGGTCATTCATACACCCGTGCTACCAAACCCACCTTCACCGCGGACCGACGTCGACACCTCAGAAGTTCTTTGAAAGATCGCTTGAAAAATCGGAAAAAATAGAAGTTGTGCAATCCTATCACCTTTTTTAACAATAAATCTGTCGTCACTAGAGTTGAACAGAATGACTTTTATTTCGCCTTTGTAATCGTTGTCAATGACGCCTGGCGCATTCAAAACTTGAATGCCGTTCTTTGCAGCAAGTCCTGATCTAGAACAGACCATCGCGCCGAAGCCGTTAGGCACGTCCAGCTTGATTCCTGTCCCTACGACGACTCTTTCTCTTGCTTCAAGAACTAAATTTTCTGTAGATCGAAGATCGCATGCAGCAGAACCGGGCGTTTGGTATGAAGGAATAAGTGATGGGTCATCTGTGAGAATTTTGACCCAAATTGGATTTGTTATACGCTCATTCATCTCCGCCTCCATCATCAGTCACATTATCATCTACTTCTGATCCAGCAGCAGGACCGGCTGTCAGAGTTAAAGCAGCATCGATTACCTCCATAATAAACGGACCATGAACTTCATCTCTCATTAACGTTCCAAATTCGCTCTTGTAGAATTTCTTTTCTACAACAACCTCTCCGGTCTTTTCGTTGACTACGCTAAGCTCTTTCCAAGCGCCTTCGCCTGAAATACTGATTGTATGCCCCTTACGTTTAACAGGGCCGTTTTCTTTACAGTGAGATCTACATTCATCAAAGAGGTATTCATCTTCAACGATTCCCTTACCGAAGATGATGTCAAACTCCATCTTTCTGAATGGAGCAGCGACCTTATTCTTTTTAATAGTAACCGTTGTATGGATGCCAATAGGATTACCGTTCTTGTCTTTGACTTGATTTCCACTTCCTAGTCTAATACGAACAGATGAATGGAAAGGAATCGCTTTCCCGCCAGGCGTAACGGCAGGGTCTCCGTGCATCACTCCGATGGCATCGCGAAGTTGATTAATGCACAGCAACGTTATATTATTTTGACCAATCACGCCTGTGATCTTACGCATCCCTTTTGAAATTGCTCGAGCTTGCAGACCGATTGAGTTTTGGTCATAATCTCCATCGAGCTCGGCTTTTGGAGAAGTCGCGGCGACAGAATCCCAAATAACAAGAATTGGAACGTCCTTATCAATGATTTGCTTCGCTTTAAGAATCGTTGATTCGATGATAGAAAAAACTTCTTCAGTACAGTGTGAATCGCAGTAGACAAATCGTTTACGAACATCGATTCCCATGTCAGCTAGCTTCTGCACCGGCGTCGCATTTTCCGTGTCGATATACACGACTAGCCCACCGGATTTCTGTACCATTGCAGCTGCGTGGTAAGCAAGATGTGACTTACCTGAAGATGGTAGACCAGAAACTTCAATGATTCGACCTTCAGGATATCCGCCACCAATGGCGTTTTTAATCGCATAATTCAATTGAATAGAACCAGTGTCGATCCACCTCTTCACTACTGTTGGTGCATCCATCTCAGAAAGATTGTAAGCGATTCGAGTCCCAAATTCTTTGTTGATGGAGGAAATAAGATCCTTCATCATGCTATCAACTTCATTTTTTTTTGTCATATCTTGTTATTATCTCCTGCTGCGTCTGAATAGTACAAACGCCGGAAACCCATTTGATCTCCGGCGTTTTATGCGACTAGTTG